TTCCTCTATAATAATATTCTTTTTTATCTCCACAGCACCACCACTTTCACCAAGAATAATCTGTAATTTTGGGGTTACTTCAAATGAGTTTAAAAATATGACAGCGTGTGTAAATTTATGTGATGATTTATTAAAGTAAATACCTGTATATCCAAGACTGTCTTCAACGTTTGTATACTCAAACGAGATTAATATATCACATTGAGGAAAATCATATGGGCTTTTTAAATGATGTGATTCTATAGGCACTACCTTAGTATATAAAGACCACACACCACCTAATGAGTGTGTCCTTAACATAGACTCCCAGCCATCTACTGCTACTTCTGCTGCCTGTATAATATCCTCTGGGTAATCTGTTATAGCTGGATGTGGTTCAAATATACAGGTTAATGGGATGCTTTGATGCTTTATTCCAAGTGTCTTATACTGATCTGCGTAGGCTAATAGTATGAAACTAATCCATACTAATGATACTATCAATACTATTGATACTATTGATACCTTTGATACCATAGATACTTTTGATACCGTTCATATTTAAATTTCAAACCCCCATGAATCCCAGCCATCAGCACGTTCCCTAGCGAACAGCTCTATTCTGGGCAAATCTCCACACAACTGTACTATCTTATCCCTCACAATATCAGGCTTCTTTGAGTGTTTTTCTCTTACTGCCATGACTACACTGGAAACAAAATTACTCGCAACAATAGGCTTACCTTTAACTCCGATTAAACATACCTCACAGTTTGACTTTGTATAATAACCTATACCAAAGAAAGGCTTTTTGTTCTTCTTGTTTAATTTAATCCATGAAAAACCGAGAGTTCTATAATCAAATCCCCATGCCTTCATCACTTCCAATCCCTCTCGTAAGTTTGGGAAAGTAACCCATAAAAATAACATACAATTCTTATCTGCTATCTTATTAACAGGTAGGTTTTTAATATCTTCCACAGTCATTGTGTTGTAATGAACGGAAGCACCACCACAAAGTCTAGGATGCTTATCTCTTTTATCCCTGTATGACCAAGCAGGATCTCCTAAGATAATGTTGTATAACTTATCAGGTAATTCCACAAAGATTTATATAGAGTATATAATATAAATCTATTCATGGGAACAAAAATTACAGCAAAGTATGATGGACAATGTAAGATGTGTGGTTCATCATGGAATGTTGGTGATGAAATATGCTATCAAAAAACTCCGAAAGCAATCTGTTCAGACAAAGAATGTTTCAAGGAACAAGGTGGCACACTAGCAGACACACAGTCAACTATGGCTGGAGCTTTTGGTAGTAGTATAGTAACAAACTTACCAGCTTGTACTGTACCAGACGATGTTAAGAAACTGACGGACATACTTGATCCAATATTCCTGACAGCACATCACTGGACAAAGGATAGATACCCAGCAGAAGAGGTAACTTCAGACAGATTCGGTAGGATTAGATCACAGAATATGGGATTCTTATTACAACTTGCAATGATATATCTAAAGAAAGATAGTCAATAGATTTATATTAGAGGACTTCTGATATATTCTATGCACATATCAGAAATATCTGAAGTAAGTGGCAACGACTTTGGAACAAAACTTAGTGTTGGGGATTTTATTAAAGTCACTAAGTTCAGTGTGAAAGAAACCGATAAAGGAGAGGTTGCAGAAATCGAGACAAGTAATACAGGAAAGAGATACTCTTTTGGTAAGGCTGTCTTGGGCAAGGCAAAATCCAAACGGTGGAACGAAGAAGTTGCAAAGGCAGTCAAAAAAGACTCAGCAGATGGACTTGATGTTTGGGTAACAGAAGAGATAGCTACTGGCAGTGGAAGACCAATGCTTCAACTATCATGGTTTGAACCAGCAACACAACACTTAAAACCAGTGTAACCGAAACATTAATATCCTATTTTTTTTTTATACTATTATGGAAGATTGGTTTCTGTGGTTTCTCTGTGGATGCTACCTAGTAGGAGGTATGTCTATAGGTTATTGGTTTTCTGAATGGATGCATAGAAAAGATAAGAAGGGAACAGGTAGATGGGATTTGGCTAACAAAAAATACTATGGTAGTGGAGATCAGTAGTTGGAATTACAGAAGGAAAGATTATTTACAAGGGATAATGTATTAATGGGTTGGATATTTGAAGACACTATCACAAAGGAAGAGTGTGATTCTCTTATAGAATATGTGACATCAAGAAACTTACTAGAAAAATCTACTGTATTGGGAGAAAAAATAGAGGGATATAGGACAAGTTCAAGCTGTTTTCTTATATATAATGAACACCCTGTTGCAAATAAAATATCCTCATTCATTTCTAATATTGTTTTTGAACCAATGGAGAAGTTTGAGTCAATGCAAGTGGTACATTATAATTCAGGAGAATGTTATAAAGAACACCATGATTATTTTTATGATACTAAGGAAGAGAAAGCAGAGATAGAACAAAGTGGTCAAAGAACATGGACAGGTTTTATATATCTGAATGATGTGAGTGAGGGTGGCTGTACGGAGTTTGTTAATATAGCCAAGACAATATGTCCAAAGGCTGGAAGAATGATTATATGGAAAAACATGGATGATAATAAAACGATAGAAGATAGTAAGCATAGAGCATTACCTCCCATTAACTGTGAAAAATGGGGTTGTAATGTCTGGGTTCGTGAAAGAGAGATAGGATAACAAGGTTTATATTAAATAGGTTAGGTGAATTATTATGAGCAAATCAAAATCAATAGTTGTCGCTTCTGATATGCACGTTGGAAGTGCAACCTCTATTTGCTCAGCAGAACCAGAGATTACTGAACTCGGAACAGTTCATCTCCCAAACAAATTACAGTTGGCATTAAACGAAGCGTGGTATAATTGCATAGATGAATTAGAACAGAAACCTACACTGCTTGTTGTAAATGGAGAACCTTGTGACGGAGCAAACAAAAGACAGGTAGGACAGCAGAGTTGGACTACAAACATTCAAGATCAATTAACAGATGCCTCAAAATTACTTATGGATATACCATATGAGAATCTAATATTTGTAAGAGGCACAGGCTATCATGTTCAATTAGATGGCACTAATTTTGAAGAGATAATAGCAAAGCAGATGGGAGCAGAGAAATACAGGGCATATGGTGGAGAGGGATTGACAGACTACTATGCTTTGGTAGAAATATATGGTAAGATATTTAACTTTACACATCATATAGGATTTAACAAGTGGGCAGCATACAGGACAACAGCTCTCGCAAGAGAGATGGCTGGTATGGTATTCGAGAAAGACAAAATGGGTAAAGCAGATGTCATCGTGAGAAGTCATGTTCATTACTTTGTCCATGTGGAATTTACTCATACTCATGGTCTTACCACACCAGCTTGGAAGTTTCCTGATGCCCACCTATTTAGAAGTGGATTGGCAGGAACAACACCTGATGTAGGGATGGTAGAGATAATAGTAGAACCTAATGGAGAGATAGTAATTCAGAAACATATAGCAGAGATGGAAATCAAACCATTGGTGAGACATTTTTGAGGAAGATAACCATTGAAGCAGGACAACTCCCGGAACTAGTAGCACAGCCAACATATTATGATAGAATTCTTAAAGCAATAAAAGAAAGTAAAGACGGTCTTACAAACCATGAGATTTGTACTAAATTAAACCTGCCAGAAAGGAGACGAGCAAGTGAGAGGATTGCAAAGATGAAAGATGAGGGAATAGTGTTTGAAAAACGTTGTAGGTGTGGTCATGCTCCTATATATTATTTTTATAAATAAATTATATTGAGGTATCTTTATATTGGCATCAGTTCTAACCCCTTCTATGTTCGCTTATCTTATCTGGGAAAACAAAGATGGAAAAGAAATGAAGGCAATGTTTCAAATAGAAAAGGCGATAAAAATGGTAGACATGATGAAAGAACGTGGTGTCGATCCAAAATTTATAATTAGTTTAGGTTAACTAACGTTTATATTATGGTATGATCCATAACACTTATGCAACTAAATGATAAGATAAAATGTATTTCTGTTGGTAAATTTGCGAAGGATGTTTATACAGAATTTGATAAGATAAGACCAAACGGTATTTCATTCAGTTTGTTTCTTGCAATCGCAGCTAAACATTATATTGATACACATAACGAACCCATTGATATATACGGAGAAGTGCCAAACTTCTATTCCAATATTGAAAGTTGGAAATCTGAAATAAAAAATATGTCAACTGAGGGGTTTATAAAACTACAACAAAGACATACACAGATAGGTAACATAATAAAAACACAAGTGATGAAAAAGATATGAAAACAATGAGCAGGATGACAGATGAGCTTACGGAAGCACTGCATAGTATAAAATGGACACATATTATAGACGGTCTTACTCCAACAAGTACGTTTACAATAGACCCAAGACTTAAAGAATTTACTGAGATATATGCTGAGGCTGGATATGATGGGTTTGAAGAGATGGTGAGGAATTCAATTTATACTATTATGAAAGAAAAGTATGTTGATATTGATGTGCCAAGCACTTTCCAAGATATTAAAATAAAATTAGAGCAGGATAAAATACTCATACATGATATTACAGCAGCCAAACATGAGAATACAGTTGTTAGTTTTGAATGTACTATCCTTGCTTCAGATGTTGCAAAGACATATGTTAAGGAGTGTAAGTTGGTATGTCCGAAGTGTGGATATGGATTCACAGTAAAATGTGATCATAATAGAAACATACCATATGAAGTGTGTGCAAATCCTAGTTGTAGAGATGCCAGACTGTTACCAGACCAAGACACACTTGTAACTGATAACATACAAACTGTATTCTTAAACGAACCGTTAGAAGAGGCAAGAAATAACACACCAATCATGTTTGTTGGTAAGATTAAAGGCAATAGCGTAGGAACAGTAGCAGTAGGTCAGAAGAAGAGGGTATCAGGATTCTTCAAGACAGTATTTGATCCAAAGAAGACGGAACATAACATAATCATTGACGTAGCATACTTGGAAGATTTAGGTGATGTCAAACTCATAAAGCCTACCGCCAAACAATTAGATAAACTAAAGGAAGAGGCAAAGAAACCAGAATTCTTAGATAAACTAATAGGTAGTTTCGCACCACATATTTTTGGGTATAAAGATATAAAGAAATCATTATTATTGCAGTTAGCAGGAGGTGTTAATGGTAAGAGAAGGGGAGACATTAACATCCTCTTGGTAGGAGATCCAAGTATGGCAAAGTCAGAACTGTTAAAATTTGGCAAGAAGATAACACAAACCTCAATCTATACCAATGGTAAGGGAACAAGTGCTGCTGGATTAACAATAGGTATGGTCAAATTATCAGATGGAACTATGGTAGCACAGGCAGGAGTATTGCCTCTATGTAACAAGGGCTTTGCGTTTATTGATGAGTTTGATAAGATGGGTAGGCTTGACAGAAGTTCCATGCACGAAGCAATGGAACAACAAACAGTATCAAGAGCTGTGGCTGGTGTCAACCTAACACTCCAAGCAAAGACAAGCATACTCGCAGCAGCAAACCCAAAGTTTGGCAAGTATGATCCAGCAGAATCATTAGGAGAGAATATTAACGTACCACCAGCATTATTGTCAAGATTTGATTTGATATGGCTTATCAAGGACAAGGTTGATTTACATACTGACTTGGCAAAGGCAACCCACATACTCAACACATATTCTGACGATGCAAAGCTGGGAGATGTATTCCTAACACCGAGAGAACTAATGGCTTATATCAATCTGGTAAGGGAACAGAAACCAAGACTCTCAGTAGAAATAAAGAAAGAGATATTAAAAATATATGAGAAGATGCGACAACTATCAAAGGAAGACGAGTCAGCACTAGCAATAGGAACAAGACAACTTGAAGCGTTGATTAGATTGTCAATGGCACACGCCAAACTTTTATTCAAACCAGAAGCAGATGTGGAAGATGTAAAGGTAGTAAAGGGTATACTGATAGAAATGTATCGTGATTTTGGTCTTGACTTGGAGAAAGGAGAGTTTGATCAGTCACTACTGACAGGAATAACAGGAAAGGAAACAAAGGAACAGATAGCCAATCGTGTATGGGCTGAAGTATCTGATCCAAATGGTGATGTTGCAATAACCGACTTTATGAAATCTCTTGCAGAAACATCAATCTATGATGAAACAGCAGCAAAGAAATTGTTTGACAACTGGGATAAGAACTGTGTAGTAAGAATGAACAAGGATGGAAGTTGGAGGAAGATAGTATAATGGTTGCTAGATGTCGTGGAATATGCGATTTGATAAGGTTGAAACAGATAGTAAAAAGACCTAAAAGACTTCCATACTTAACACATTCACAGTGCAGGGTGTGTAGGATATGGTTTGACAAAAAAACACTAGAACATCCTAGATGTCCATGTTGTAGCACAATACTTGCAATACTACCAAGAGAGAATGGAAAGAAGAAAATATATAGGAAGATGGCAAAATATGGATTTAAGTGTTGAACAGTTAGAGGGTGTTGGAGCAGTTACAACAAAGAAACTGAAAGATTTTGGTGTTAAAACACTCTTAGATATATGCGTAAGAGGAGCAAGGGAAATATCAGAAATAACTGGAACAGCAAAAGTAAAGGCAGATGCTTGGGTTTTTAATTCACAAAAGATACTTGAAGATGCAGATTACATAAGAAAAACTGACATGAGTACATTAGAGTTGTTGGAATATCAAAAAAACATACCAACATTAGCAGTACAGTGTGTAGCAGTGGATAATCTAATAAGTGGTGGTGTCAAGCCAGAGTGTGTATATGAAGTGTATGGAGAGTTTGGTTCTGGGAAAACCCAATTCTGTCTTTCATTAACTGCTGAGGCAATTTCACAAGAAAAAAATGTAGTTTGGGTTGATTGTGAAGATACATTTCGACCATCAAGGGTTATTGAAATCCTTAAAGCAAAGGGATATGTCGAAGATGACGAAGAGGCAAAGAAGTGCTTGGAAAGAATAAATTACTTCTTTACACCCAATACCGAGCAGTTAATGGGAACTATCAACGCATTATCTGATGTCCTAATAGAGAAAAAACCAAGAATAGTCGTAATAGACGGTTCAATAGGTCAGTTTAGGGAAGAGTATCTTGGTAGAGGAACATTGGCTGACAGGCAAAACCAAATAGCAAGATTAATGACACATATAAAGAACATATCATTTTATTTTCGTTGTACTGTTATATTCACAAACCAAGTGCAATCTGATCCAAGTATAATGTTTGGTGATCCCACAAAACCAATAGGTGGTAATATTGTTGGTCATGCAAGTACATATAGGATATACTTTAAGAAATCTGGTAGAAAAAGAATAGCAAGGATGGTTGACAGCCCAGAACATCCACAGTCAGACGCACCATTTATGTTAGATGCAAAAGGCATATCCGATGTAGAAGAATGACAGGAAAGATATTAGTAGGAGATTTCCTTGAAAAATTCAAGGAAATACCAGATGAATCTATTGATTGTGTGATTACTTCCCCTCCATATTGGGGATTAAGAGATTATGGAACAGGTAAGTGGGAAGGTGGAGATCCTGATTGTAAGCATGATAAAATAGAACATAAAACAAGGGAAAAACGTGGTGGTTTTGAAGGATCAATACAGTCAAACAATGTAGGTAGTTTTGGCAGTGAAAGACAATGGACTTCTGACATATGCCCAGATTGTGGAGCAGAGAGGATTGATAAGCAAATGGGATTGGAATTAGACTTTAATGATTATCTTGACAAACTAGATGCCATGATGAAAGAATGTAGGCGTGTATTAAAGCCAACTGGAACTGTATGGGTAAATCTAGGAGATACATACTCAACAGTATCAGGTGGCATGAAGGATCTTGCAGAAGGAGGAGATAAACAATATGGAAAAGTAAATTACACAGATAAAGGTAAGGATAAAGTGTATGGTATAGACCAAACAGATATGTATAGCAATTTACAGTCAAAATCAAGGGTAGGAATACCTGAGAGGTTTTATATTCGCTGTATAGACGCAGGATGGGTTGCTCGTAATCACATACCTTGGATAAAGGCAAACTGTATGCCATCAAGCGTTCAGGACAGATTCACAAACAAATGGGAGTCAGTATTCTTCTTTGCAAAGGAAAGAAAGTATTATTTCAACTTGGATGCTGTTCGTGAAGAACCGTTGAGTGGCTATGGAGCTAAGGTAGCCAAGAAGAAAAGAGGAGGAATAAGAAAAGGTTTGGCAAATATGCAACAGAATAACCTACGGACATATGCCCTGCATGAAAAGCGTGAGAAAGGAATACCTGTAAACAACTGTCACCCAAAAGGTAAGAATCCGGGAGACGTATTCCATATAAACACAAGACCATGTAAGGAAGCACACTTTGCTACATTTCCACCTGAGTTACCAGAAAAGATATTGAAATGCTCATGCCCACCAGACGGAACTGTACTTGATCCTTTCTTCGGAGCTGGAACGGTAGGACTTG